ACTAGTTTCGTCGTCGATTTTATATCTGTCTGCATAATCATTTATCTCGACACCATAATCAATCAAAGATGCTTTATATTTATCTAATTTTTTTAAATCATCTTCTGCTATTAATGATTTATCAATTTTAGATAGACGTTCATATTCACTTATAAGTTCTTTTACATATTCTCCTTCGGATATGATTTTAGGAGTATTATAAGTATCAGTACCTACTGTATATTTATCAGATTTAGTTATAGATTGAAATTCTTCTCCAAAATCATTATTATATTTTACTGCTATTTCATCTGCAACTTCACGATTTTTTAGATCTGCTTGATCTTTTAATAATCTATTTTGACTCTCTAGCAAGCCGTTGGTTACAATAAGGTTATCTAATTCTGACTGTTCAACAAAAGTAAGATTATCTTTAGCATTCAGTTCATTAATTCTATCTGTAGTTGTTTGTAATTCAGAATTAATTTCAGATAATCTTGTTTGTAATTTAGAGTATTCCTCTTCAAGTTTTACAATTTTTTCTTCCTGTTCTTTAAGGGATACTGTTAATAAATCTTGTATTGCAAATAAGCTAGCAACAGCGGCTGTAATACCAACAACCATACCAATCGGATTAGTCAATAAAAATAATTTCATTGCTTTCCCTGTTGCTTGTATTGCACCAGTTAGCCCTACTTGAGCATATGCTGCCGCAGTTGTTTCTACTGTGTATCCAGTTTGAGCAATCATTGCTAATGAAATTTGATCAGCTAGAGTTTTGAATATTCCAACTTTAGATCCGACTACACCCAAAAATGTTACTAATGCTATATTTGATAATCCCACATTATCTGCAAAATTTACTAATATGTTTGAACCATCTAAAAATCCTTTTATTACACCAGAATTTAAAGTATCAGTTGCTAATTCTTGCAGACTTGCTTGGAGAGTTTTAGTTTTTGCCTCCACACTTTCGGAATAGTTACCGAATTTTTCCATTGCTTTTCCGGAAGATTCAGTTGCTACGGTTGAATATTCTGTGGCTTTTCCGTAATTATTCATTAAAATTAAAAAGTCTTCCATATGGTCTTTTCCGGCTATAGCTGAAGCAACGGCACGCTTATTTACGTCCGAATACCCTAACCATTTTCCAGACACATCATCCAATACACCCCCAAAATTTCTAAAGGTGTCATCAGATTCTCTTAATTCAATGTTTAAGCCTCGCAATACAGTTTCTACATTTGATAAATCTTCACCACTGTTTTGGTAATCTTTTAATCTAGCAAGTTTAATGTTTCCCATTCTTGAAAACATAGTACTTAAACTATTACCAACAGCAGACATCGATTCCCCTGATGTTTCACCAATAATTGCAAGATATCCTAAGAGTTTATCCATAGAAATTCCTGCCATATTAGCATTATTCGCAACTTGGGACATACCTTCTGCTAAAGATCCGGCGGATGTGGCTGAAACTAAATCCACTGCTGATAATTTATCGACAATCCCAATAACATCTTTGACAGCAACACCATAACCTTTTGACGCTGTCGTTAAGAAATTGGTAGCATCCGCTGATTCTATCTGACCTATTTTACTTAAAACCATAGAATCTTTTATTAATGTATTTGTATCTGCAATACTTTTACCTTGTCTTAACCATTGTCCAGCACTATTAGCAACTTCACTACCAGTAGCACCTAATTCTTGACCTAAATCAATATATGTATTAAGTAATTCTTTTGCTTGAGATTGATTGTATCCTGTTGCTTGTTGCAAATCGACGAGAGATTTGTCGAGTTCAACAACCGTAGATACAGTTCCTCTAACAGCATTCAGGACTGTCATCGCAACTGTGGCTGCCGAAATAAAGGATGCGAACTGTTTTACATTTTTTCCCAATCGAGTAAATGTGCTATCACCTGTTTGACCTAAAGCTGATATATTTCCCTTTAATTCTTTGAACTGAGAGTTTGCATTTTTTAACCCAACTTGATCAACATCTTTGATACTATTTTTTAATTTTACAAACTCCGCTCTTGATTCTTTACTCATCTTAGAATTATTTTTTAAGTATGATTCGATTCCGTTTGATAAGTTCGTTTTTCCAGAAGCTAAATTTAAATCGGTCTGTATTATATTTTCAGCAGAAATTCTCTCTTGCATCTGAGATTTAATTTGTTGACTAAATAGCTTTGAAGCCTCTTGGCGTTTTTTTATTTCTAAGTCTATTCCATTTATATTTTTCTTACTAAAACTATCACTTTGCTTCTCTAAATCTTTGTAATAACTCGCCATATTTGTTAACTCTGGAGATTTTACGCCAATAGATTGATATGCTTCTTTCCTTAATTGTGCATATGCTTTTTGTGTATTTTGAATAGATTTAAGAGCGGTTTTATTATCTATTTGTATATCGAATTTTTCTGCAACTTCATTTCTGACTTTTAATATATCCGCTCTTAATTTTTTGGTGTCTGCTGTAATTTCCATTGCAGCTTTAACTTTTGCATTTTTTAGTTGACTATTTAGTTGAGATTGTATTTTGTTTTTATCAGCATCAGCAACTACACCTACTTTTATGTTAAAGTCATTCATATTTACCTCCTTTTGAGACATTAAAAAAGACATCTCAAAAGGAGATGCCTAACTAACTTGCTATAGTAATTGTTGTTTCTTCAATTGCTCCATACTTAACTAATTCATCCCATAAAAAAGACTCAATATTATCTTTTTCCCAGTATGGAATACGAATGAGAGGAATATCGTTTTTCTTGCAATATACTGTTTTTATTTTATCTTTTTTAATTCTGTCATTAAATCTTACCAATACTTCCTCGTCTGATTCGTGGCATCGTTTAATTGGAAAATAATGATCCTCACCATCATATTCAATTAATATGTTGAAATTAACCAAGTATCTATCAAACGGTAATGTATTTTTATCTCTACATTCTTTAAATCTTTTCTGTATAGAATACTTTATGCCCCAGTTTTCAAGTAATAAATCTATCTTATTCTCATTCGTATAACTAGCACATTTAGGACAACCTGTATTTCTATGTAATATTTTATTAGGCATAGCATACCACTCATAATTATGAATTAAACATCTACACTTCAATTTAGTATGATCGTTATAGTAAGTTTCTAATGGAATTATATTTGGATTTATACTTTTAAGTTCTCTTAAAAATAATTCATTACTTTTAACTTGTAAGTTATGAGATTTTTGGAGATGACAATCCATGCACCCACTCCCATTTAATAGAGAATCTGGTGTGGTTGACCATTTATTATTACAAACTTTACATATACAAAGTATTTCTTCTTTTACATTTGTATATGTAGATGAAATTTCTATATTTGGATTTATTAATAACATTTCACCTACAAACTTTTCATGTGTTTTTTTGGAGTTTATTTTTGATTTTTCTATACCACATTTAGGACATCCAGCTCCAGACAATAATAAACTTGGAATAGTTTCCCAACAAAAACCATCGATCAGACATCTGCATTTTATTTTCGTCTTTGAATTCACATATTCGCCTAAAATTTCTATATTGGGATTTTTATAATTCATTTCATTTATAAAATCTTTAGATGTTTTATGATATCCATAACAATATGAGCATTTTCCAGTTGATTTTTTCATGTCAGTGAGAGTCATAGTTTGTATACCTTTATTTAAATGGTTTGTACATTTATATTTAATCAAAGTTTTACTATTATTACATGAATATCCAACATATATAAACCCTTTAATATATGTAATGTTTTTTAATATATTTTCATCAGTTCTTTTTTTGATTCCGTTGTTTTCTAATGCGCAATATTTACATCCTTGACCTCTGTTTTTAAAATGATTATAATCAATTTTTTGTACACCTTTGTTAATGTGCTTGTTACAAATATATTCCAATTTATCTTCACAACCTAAATATTCAGTTGACAATAATTCATATCCACGTTCTTCAAACTCTTCTTTAATCATATCTATTGTATATTTCTTTCCCATATCTTTTCACTTATCCTTTCAAATTTACACATCAAAAAGACCCACTAAATTTCTCTAGCCGGTCTGGTGTCCTTACCATATTTAATTTCTTTCCATTCATCAAAAACCTTTTCAGATTTATCATTCCTTGCATATCTAACAAAAATATCATCTTTATTTCCTTTACCTATTTGTATAGGCTTTAACTCGTGTTGTAAAAAGAAGTCAGCCTGCAAATAGTTATATATAAAAAAGTCTTTCACACCCAATCACTCCCATCATAATTTTTCACATCAAAATAGAGCAATCCAATCTCTCAATCAAATCGCTCTTTCATATAAAGTTTCATATTCTATTCTTTTATTAATCACATTAAAATTTATTCAATTCTACAGCCTCTCACAGCCATTTACATTCAATACCTTAACACTTTATCACCTTACCTATTACAATCGCTCACAGCCTTTACTACAAAGCGAAACAGACCTCATAATAATCTAATTTATCTATAGTTTTATATTATATTCTTTTACATCAATTATATTTCTACAACAAAAAAGAACTACCATTATAGTAGTCCTTCTCTGTTAATGTTTGATTGGGCTTGATAAACTTTTTGGGAATACGATATCTTTAATGAAAACATTACAGCCTCGGGTGGGCTAAGTATATTATTTAAGAGTAGTAATACGAATATTTCCGTCTTTAAACAATATTTCTCCGTAACTATTTTCATTTTCAATAATCTTTTTAATTGAAATAACACCTTCTCTAAGAAATGACATCAACACACAGTAATTTTTATGCAATATGTTATAAGTATCGGAACAGTAGACTATATCATCTTCAAATTCCATCTGTAAATTATTCACTACATAAGTACGCAATCCAATTCTGTCAAAGTTTTCTGTTATTCTTAGTGTGCAAATTCCGTGTTCAAATTTTAGTAATTCTAACTCGTCTGCACATTCATCAAGTGTTAATTCAATTACCCCGTTGTTAATCATTTGTTCGCCTTTCTCATTTTTTTCGTCAAACACTTTCAATCACAAATGCATATGTTTCCAA